TCTCGATGTCGCGCAGATCCCGGACATCGCCGGCAGCCTGCCGTTTGATTTCGGCGTCGGACATCTTCACGGCGGCGCTGGTCATGCGGCCACCACTGTAGGAGCGAGCCGCAGGTAGGTGCGGATCTGCTCCATCGTGTCGAAGTGGCCACGGCACACGACCGCCAGATAGCCCTGGGCATTGAGCTTGCGAATGCGCTCGTGCTGGCTGTCCGAGATTGCGGCGTCGTTCGGCGGCGTGGCCTTGAATTCGATGTACAGACCGAAGAACCCGCCGCGGGCCATCGGCAGGACCAGATCGGGGATACCGGCCTTCACGCCCTGGGCCTTCAACTTCGCAGCAACCGCCTTCACGCGGTGCCCACCATTCGGGACGTGAAAGATCAGGTCAGCCACTTCAGGCATGCGGGCGCGCAGCTCGGCCATTAGCGCCGACTGCTCCAGCCCTTCGCGGTCGACTGGCTTGGCTGGGGTGGTTCTGGTTTTGAACAACTTCATGGTTACGGGCTTCACTTCCGGTCACCCCCTGCTTTCCGGTACCGGTCGTTCAGACGCCGGCACACTTCGTACAGCGCCCAACTGGCAAGGATCATCAGGACGAGCAAAGTCTTTGGATCAATCATGCAGCCCCCTTCACGGTGAGAATGCCGGCCCGAATCAGGGCCTCATGTGTTTCGGCGATCGCGCGCGGCATGTCCTACCAATCAACCTCGCCGGCGTCACGGCCGTCGATCACGTCGTGGCAGGCGCTGCACGCGTATACCGCGACAGTGTCGAAGCCCTTCATGCCCATGCCCTTCTGCCCGCACGGCAGATGCGCGAGAACCGTCGTGGCTGGGTTGAAGTTGCAGGTGCCCGGCAGGCGGACAGTGCATTCCTGCCCATTGGCCGAGGCGCGGAGTTTTTTGGAGGTCACGCGCATACCCGCTCCCCCGTAGTGATATCGATGACTTCGCAGGTGGATGGCCACATCGACTGGCCGAACCGCAGAGCTGCTGCCGAGTCCGAAAACAACGCCACTGCGCGGTCAGGCTGATAGCCCAGATCCCACTTGTAGCCGCAGCTGTGCACGGCAAAGCGGTACTCGGCTGGGTCAGTCGGCGCGAGATACGGGTTAGGCATGATGATCACCTCCCACGGCACGCGGGGAAGGCGTCAAACCGAAGCGGCGCAGGAGCTGCTCCCGGGCGGACTGCCCGTCAGTGGGAATGCCCATCCGCGCCACCTGAGCCTGCGCAACTCGCTCGGTCAGCTCGAAGGCCCACTCGACTTGGGACTTGCTACCGTCGTGGCCGATACCAACGGCGATCTCTTCCAACGGAAGCCCCTTCACCAGCCTGCGAATCGTGATGTCGTAAGCCCGATCGAAAACCTTGCTGGCTTTCTCGGGAATCTGGTCGCAGAGGTTGTGGATCTCACATTGGAGCGCTGCGTGCCGTACGGCCGGATGAGACCAGGTGCGCTCGCCAAACCGACTCGGGTGCGAGTTACTCAGGGCTTCGCGAAAGGCCTTGTCGTGCGAAGGGATGCCCAGCATTTCAGGGGTGGGCTGGCACCACTTGATGAACTTCCCGACGCTGGGCGCGAAGTCGCCGCCGAGGTTTCGACAATTCTGGATGCCGTACCGGATCTGCTCGATCTGGTTGATGCCTTCGGCGAGGAACGCTTTGATCCAGCTACGCTTTGCCGCGTCCAGGGTTTCGTCGTCGGGCCACGCCTGACGCCAAGCCGGAAAGATGGCCTTGAGCTCCTTGAACAATGCGTTGACGACTTCGGCGGTCCCCGGGGCGAGCTGAGTTGGCACCGACGGAATAACCGGCGGCAGATTGCCCAAGGTTTGTAGGAGCATGGTGGCGCTTTTAACAGTAGGCTTTTTCGCGGGTGCGCTCATCACAAACCTCCAAGGTCGTCAGCCCAGCTGGTGCTATCGAAATCAGGCGCCTTGCCCTGCCCCGACGCCTTGACACGCTCGCGCTTCACCCACTGCACCAACCGGAAGCACCAGCCAGCAGCCGAGTCGACGGTGGCGGGCTTGGCCACGAAGAAACCCTTGAACGCACGGACGGCGGCGTCAGGCACTGCGTCAGCAGGCAAACCAGCAATCGTGATCTGGTCGGACAGGGATTTGGCATTCGGTTCCCAGGCAGCGAACATGGCGAAGCGTTGGCGATCATCCGGCGCATCGACGGCGGCCTGGTCCTGTCGAGAAATCTCATCGGCCAATTCGCGCTGCAGCTGCTCTTCGGTTACCTGATGGTTAAGTGACGGATTGGGTGCAGATTCTGCACCCCGTTCTGTTCCAGGCTGCACCCCGTTCTGTTGTGAACTGCACCCCGTGGCGTCATCTGCACCCCGTTTTGTACGGGGTGCAGGATTTGCACCCCGCGATAGTTGAAGGTCGTAAACGACTGGACGACGGTCATGACGATCAATGTGCACGGCGGCGATTGCTTGATTGCCCTTCTGGATCAGGCCGACCTTCTCCAGATCGTCCAGCTTGTAACGAACGGTGCGCTCGGAAAGCCCGGTGTCTTGGGCCAGGGTCGATGCCGATGGGAATGCACCCGCTCCGTTCGATCCGGCGTAGTTGGCCAGGCACAGCAGCACGTGACGCGCGCTGGAGTCTTTCAGAGACTCGGTGGGCAGAGAGAGCGCCCAGGACATTGCTTGAACGCTCACAACGAGTTTCCTTGGATTTGTTCGGCGAGGGTGGTGATGCCGAGGCGAGTGACCATGACTTGCTCGACGACTTTGAGCTCTTCGCGCTCGGTACCGACCTTCACCAGCTTGTGCTCAAGCAGTCCGGACGACAGGCGCGGTTGGAACGCAGACCAACTGGAGTGACTGGTCCGGCGATAGATCCAGCGGTTGTCGCTTAGCCATTTGAATAGCCGCAGAGGTGACACGCCAAGCTGTTTGGCTGCGCTGGTGATGCATACGGAGCCATGGGTGTTGGCGAGGCGATTCAACGCTTCAACCTTCGGCGCCTGCTTTTGGATGACGGCCTGAAGTTGAAGGTTTTGCTCAGCCTGGTCGGCCGCGAGCCTAAGCGCTTCAGGGAGATTTTGCGGTACCGTGACAACCTGTCGTGACACGTTTTCGAGTTCGCTCAAGCGTGTCACGACACGATGGCGGAGCGGAATGCTGTAACCGGTCAAAAGGGTCTCGGTCAAAACCCGGTCGAGACGAAATTCGGCGGTGTAATCGCGCCCATCCTTGACCTCGTGGAGATGGCGCAGATCTGCGCCATCAACAGCCAGGGCTTTGCGCATCACACGGATGTCGCGAATTACGTCTTTGTGCTGCTTGCCGGTAAGGTCAGCAATCTCCCGACTCGACATGGTGACCGTATTGCTTGGAGCGACGATCGTGTTCATAATGGCCCCTCAAGTGTTTGTGTTGTGAAGAAGCCGGTCTAGCCACCGGCTTTTTTGTGGGTGCAATTTGAGTACTGGTTAAACTCACAGCTAATCCGATGTTCTGCCGGTTCCGCCCTATTCCCGCGATACTTGCTTCAACAGCTCGATCGGGGACAAACCCATGACCTTCTCTTCTTCCAGTCCCGAAACAGGGACCAGCACCAAACTTGAAATCTGTAACCGGCCTACCTTCGCAACCGTGCGGTCCCTAATAAGGGGCGGAACTCATTGCTTGGGAGCGAAGGCAATCACATTGCTATCGAGCGGTACGTTGTCGCTTGCCGCCTTCTTGAGTCCCGGCATGGCCAGTCGCAAAATCTGCGAGGCCAGTGCATCCGGGCTAATCCCGATCTCCGACGCCCATCGCGCCAGGTCTTCTGTGTCGCCCTTCCGCAAGTCAACTACTGCACTGGGCATGAATCCCCCTCTGTCGCCTTCTCAGGCGCGTCTTTTCTCCAGTTCAAACGGCAGCACTCCGAGCGTTCGCTTGACCTCAAGCGCGGCCTCGATGATTTCTCGGCTAAGCACGCTGTGTTGCAGCTTCATGTCGCGAGCAACGTCCTTCAGCTCCTGAAAGACTTCGTCATCGAGGCGCACCTTCACCTGGTGCTCGTGCCGGTGAGCTTTATCGTCGTATGCCATAGGTGCACTTCCGCATTCGGTGACAGGGCTGGGTTAGGCGGCTGATTTCTGCGATGGGAACGGGCGCTGCTCTTTGGCCTGAAAGCTGCCGTCAGCAAGCTCAAGGACACGAATGTCCCGTTTAGCGCTAAGTGCTTTGTGGATTGCCGGAGCGGTCACACGAAGGAGCCTTGCGGCCTCGGACTGCCCTTTTTCAGCAACAAACTTGTCGAGGGGGGTCTCGTTCATGATCAAGCCTCGGGTTGTATACGAGACCGATATTAACCATCTGTTAATTTTTAATCAATACCGATGGTTTCTTCTTATTTTTAACCGTTGGTATACATTCGCGCGATGACAAAGAAACGAATATTGCCTCCAGACCGAATGGCGGAGTGCGAGGCCGCGCACGCTCTGTTCCTCTCAAAGAAGAACGAGCTAAAGCTCAGCCAAAAGAAGATCGCTGATGCAGCCGGCATGACACCGGCTGCTGTGAACCTGTATTTCAAAGGCATAAACCCCCTAAACGCTCAATTTGCGGCGGTATTGGCGCGCTTAATTCAAGAGCCAGTGGAGGCCTTCAGTCCTCGTTTGGCCGAAGAAATTCGAAACCTGACCGGGGCCCCGGTCACCAAGGCACACAGCGTTGGCGATCCCTCGGGCGCGACAGCGGCTGACGCCATCCGGGACATGCTGAATCGCAGCGGGAAAAACCTTTCTGATGACGCTCGCAGACGCTTAATTGCCGTCGTCGAAGCTGAAGAAGGTGGTGGCGCAATAGAGATCGACTACTACCGACCCGGTGCAATGGGTGATGAAGTGTGGATTGCGCATTACGATGTCCGCGCCGCAATGGGTGGCGGGCAAATTCCGCACGACTATCCGGAAATGCTCCAGGATGTGAGGGTCAGCCCCCAACATCTTCGCGAGATGGGAGTTGAGTTCAAGGAACACTTCCATCTCAAGATGGTGACCGGGTGGGGTCAGTCGATGGCGCCGACGATCAAGCACCGCGACCCGCTCCTTGTGGACATCAGTATTCGTGAGTTCGTAGGGGACGGGATCTATATGTTCTCTTGGGAGGGTCACCTCTATATCAAACGGCTCCAATGGGTTGGCGATGAACAGATCAAAATGATTTCTGATAACACGATGCACCCACCGCAAACGATCAGGGCTGATGAGACCTACATCCAGGCACGTGTACTGTTGGTGTGGAACGCTCACCTAGTCTGAGATGGCGACGCGGGGATTTGTAACCGATCTGGAGTGAGGGCTGTCGGATCGTACGCGCAGTGGTGCGTACGCTGCAGAAGTTCAAACGCTCGTCACAGGCGGCGCAAATCGGTGATATGAGCAACAGATAACGACAGGGAGTTGAGCCATGAAAGGAAAGTTACTTACAGCGTTGGCTGTTACACTTTTGGTACCTGGTGGAACAATTTTTGGACCCAGACTTCTTGTCTCACGTACGAAAAACACTCGCAGTGGGAGCCGAGCATTTGTCGATGAAGTCTTCAATACACAGAAACTGCTCGTTCCAGGCTCTATTGTTGCGTGCGATCTAGCAGGAAACTGGGACCACTCCGGTATCTACGTTGGCCGAAATAGAATCGTGGAACGAAATGGCGACGGGGCTGTAAAGAAGGTTTCGATCGACGAGTTCATGAACTCCTCCGCAATACGTACGGGTATCAACCTTTTTATCGCTTGCAGCAAAGGTAAACCTATCTCGAGCCCAGAAATCGCTAGACGGGCTAGAGCCATCGCTGGGCGTGAGTCCGGCTACTGCCTGATCAGGAACAACTGCCACAAGTTAGCTGCTTTCTGTGCTACTGGAGTACGGCACGACATCACAACCTTCGACTCGCTCTGCTCAGTCCTCCACAAGAATTTTGGGCCAATCGAATGGCGGTCCGTGAAGCATAACTGAATGACTTGAGCATTCGACGAGGTGGGTTTTGTCATTAATCTGGTCCGAGGATTGATCGAGATGGCGCACTCATTTCAATACTAGATAGGTGAGTCCCTGCACAATGCGGACACCCAAAGGGATTTGACTACCCGTACCAAGAGCCCGGCCACTGCGCCGGGCTTTTTCGTTTGCTCCCTTCCTTAACCGGCAATGGTGGCTGTAGGCCACGAATGGTAAAGTGCAACCCTTTATCGCAGGGAAGGTATCGTATGAGAACAATTATGGTGGGGGCTCTCGCCCTCATAATCGCGGTCTGCGGTTGGTTCGGGTGGGTCGCGTACGAGAGCGGACAGGAAACCAAATTTGCAGCACAGGTCGTCCAATCTTCAGCTGTGCAGACTGAGCGGCAGTTAAAGGCGCGGAAAGAAGACGGCATAACCTTCGCTGAATACTTCAAGCGCGGCGCATCAACGATGGAGGCGCTTGATCAATCGATTTCCGGACTCGATGCTCGAACATGGGATCACAAGCCGGATGACCGTGATGTTGTTGTTGCGTTTATAGAGGAATGCAAAGCCAGCATTCGATCAGATCTAGCTGATGCGCACCTGATTATGGAAGGGAACAATGCCAGGGAGACTACCGATTCGGCAAAGAAAGAGCTTGATGATGCTGATTCATCCGTGGCGAGGGATTGGGCCAACAAGAGGTTTCAGCGAGCTAGCAGTGAGCTAATTGAAATTCTCGAAAAGCAGATAGATGTCGTAAAAGAAAGCACTAACAAGACAAAAAGGTTACTAGCTGTTGATGAGTCAGTGAAATCCAAATTTGGCGAGCGCAGCGGGCTGTCTCCAGACATGCTCGACACCTTGAAGAAGCGAATCGCAACCGAAGGATAGCCCTGCTACGCAATATCAAGCCCGCCACTGAGCGGGCTTTTTGCTGCCTATCAGAAAGGCGCAGCCTCTTCTTCTGACTCCAGCACGTCTACCAGTCGATCTTCATCGGCGCTAGCCTCCCACCTTAGCGTCACCGACTCGTCGTCGTTGAACGTCATGTCTATGCCGTCCGTCTCGGACAGCAAGCCCATCACTTCCTCCCACTCGCGATCACCATCCGTGTCCAGGCGATGGATCGTCACCCATCGCTGGGTCTGCGCCACAGGGTGGTTGATCATCGACGACACGCGCAATCCAAGCCTTTCAATCCCGCTGATTTCACGCCGCTCTACTGGCTGAGATTGCTTTTTCGGTTTCGCCATTCTTGCCTCCTATTGCTGTATGTATATCCAGTTATTGCAGAGGATATCCTACGTCACTCAAAATTAAATTAACCATCGGTATTGACGTATAAATATACCGATGGTTAACTGGATCCATCGCAACCCAGTCCCCACATCGGGACCGGCAGCGAAGGGTCAAGTGGCCTGCCGTTCTTTAACAGTCAGCGCAACAAACAACAGACCGCATTGCCTCTACCGGCGACCGGCGAGCAGACAGGCCCGAAAGCCTGCCAACGACAGGACCAACCTGGACGGTTGCTCGAGGTGAAACGCCCTTACAAGCCCTGACCGAGTGAATGACCCGGCAAGCAATGCGCCCCGCCCCTCCGGCGGTAATAGGATGGAAAGTTTCACTGATGCACCTGGTTGGCCGGGTGCATTGGGAAAACAACCGGGAGTCAAAACGATGGAAACAGAAATCGTAAATGGCACATGGAAGGGTCACCTAGGTCGTGGCCTGGCACCGCGAGAGCTTCAGTTTCTTCTCTGGGTAGCCCTCGGGCTCACCGCTAAGGAAATCGCACGGGAGGTCGGCATTTCGCCGGCCACCGTAGCGAAGCGCCTCACCAATGCAATGTTCAAGCTCGGCGTCACCCGCCGCGCAGCTCTGGTGGCCGAAGCGATGCGCCGCCAAATCATTTCACCGATGTGCTTCGTGCTGGCTGCGCTGATCGCCATGCACACAATGCTCGATGGCGACTCTATGCGCCGTGATCGCCGCGTACCTGAGCGCCGTATCGCCCAGGTCCGGACGGTGAAGCGCGCCGAAGCATATGACCACCACGCATAACACTGGAGAACTCCATGAAGCACACATTTGCTGTCGATCTGCTCGACAGCTGCGCCACCAACTACGAACGCAACGCCGCCATCCAGGAGAAAGAAGGCCGGTACGAAGACGCGGCCAACAGTCGAACGATCGCCTCGGACTACCGGAAGGCAATCGAAGCGCTCCAGGCGGAATGAGCATCACTTCTGCCCATTCACTGAGTGGGCAGTGGGATGCAGAAGCGGCGTGGAAAGCAGACACGCAGCGCAACGTAGCTCCGAGCGCACCTGAACGACCGGAGGCATGGTATCCGCGCTTGGCAATGGCGGACTAAGAGAGATAGGCGGAACCACGGGGCCATGACCGTCCGCAGGGAGAAAGGCTTTGTCGGCCTCTGAGGATAGCCGGGGTAGCGTCCGGCCTTCTGCATCACCTATTCGGCGAAAGCCTCAACGGAATTGCCGCTTCACGGGCCTACGGCAATATAAATAATCAGAGACCCCGTCAGAAGGTTGGAGACCTTCCCGAGCACCTGGTTCTCCCCAGCACCAGGCCGCATAGGAGAGTGATCGAAGCGTGCCCAAGCGGGCTGCAGCGCTAGGATCGCAAAGCCCCGTAAATCTCCTGAGCCGGATCTGCCGGCCAATACCAGAAACGCGGCGGGAAACAAGCAGGTGTAGCGCCCTGGTGTTTCGATCACTCTCCGATGCGGACGATTCTGCACCGCGCAAAGCGGCCCCCTGCATCCAGTAGGACCGGAAAAAAATTGCACCTAACCGGAATAGTTTTTCCACCTCACTCCCACAGAGGATGACCGCCATGAAATAGACCATCACTCGTAATCACTGCATCTGTGAAAGGCCCGAACGTCCAACGGGCCTTTCTTTTGCCCCGCCTTTATCCGTCAGCACTTTCCCCTGCGCCCAACGGCAACCAGCACGAGGCCCGAGTGCTGACGAATACACGCAACCCCACCGAGGAAAGGACATGAACCAAACTATCCAACAGCGCCGCGCCATCCTCGATGGGCTGCGCCAGCGAGCCACCTTGGCCACCGCGGAGTTCTACCAGAAGGCCGGCATCAACGCGGTTGCCGAGTCGCCACGGTTCACCGTAGTGCCACACGGTAACAACCTGTTCGGCGTCGTCGATCGCCAGACCGGTACCGAGCGCGCCGAAGTGGCCGGGCATATGAACGCCTGCCGCTCCGCACAGGGCTTCGAGCGCTCCGCTCAGTTTACCCAGGCCGCGCACCTGACCTTTGCCAACGTGGCACGCTGGATGACGCGCTGGTCGCTTGTGTTCGTCGTGGTGCTTTGTGTCTTCGCTTTCATAGGGGCTTCACGATGAACTTTGCCCCTATGAACAACCCTCGCGACCCGATCATCGCCAACCTCAACCAGCAGCTGGATCAGTACTTCGGCGCCGGAAAGACGGTTCAATTGATCCCTTCGGGCATCAGCGGCGAAACCAGCCTCTCCGGCGCCAGCGGTCACAGCGAACGCCTGCGCACCGAGCGCGACAAGCTCGCACCCATGCTCAAGGCCCTGGCCGAGACAGGCATCACTTCCAGCGCAGCCGCAACGCAAACCCGCACCCGCCAAAAGCGCATCGAGCTGATTGCCAGAGAGAACGGCTTCAAGTTCGCATCGCCAACATGAGGCGCATCAACAACCAGGTGCGCCAGCGCCTTCGTCAGTCGCAATTCCACCTTCCACCCAGCGGCCTATTGGCCATCCCGGAGCTACAGCCATGCCAACCCCAACCGATACCGCCGAGTTCCTCGAAGAACTCAACGGCGGCGCTTTCGCCAGCCAAATCGGCCACGCCCTTTCCGAAGTAGCCTCCGGGGTTGTTGACCACGGCAAGGCCGGCAAGCTGGTGATCACCCTGGACTTCAGCCAGATCGGCGAATCCAGTCAGGTGAAAATCAAGCACAAGCTCGACTACAAGGTGCCGACCAAACGCGGTACCCGCAGCGAGAACACCAGCCTGGATACGCCGATGCATGTCGGCTCCGGCGGCAAGATTACCCTCTTCGCTGAAAAGCACGACCAGCTCTTCACCCGCGAAGAAGCGCCTATTAAACCCCGCACCTGATTCCCCCCCCTCACAAGGATCTAAAGCATGTCCCTGACCAAAGAAGCCGTTCAGCTCATCACCGATACCGCCCTGCAAGCTTCGGGCAAGACACTCCCAACCCAAACCCCTACCGTGGTGCTGCCCGAAGGCTGTCAGGTGGTCACGTTGGAAAAATGGCAAGCCGGCCGCAGCCGCTTCCGTGGCATCTACTCCACCCATTCCCTGGCCGACTTCAGCGCCTACGTCGCCGACCGGGCGATCGCCACCGCCAAAGGCTTCATCGACCAGGACGAAATGACCTGCACGCTGCTGTTCAACCTGGGCACTGATGCAGAGCCTGGACACGCTGACGACCGCGCGGTGCTAAAGCTCAAGGCATCGGCTGGCTATAAGGCCGCGCAATCCATCGGCGGTCGAGCTATGACGCAGAAGGATTTGAGCGACTGGATTGAGGACTGGCATCAGTACTTGACGCCAGTGGATGACGAAGGCAAAGCGATTCCCGTTGCTCGAGCCATCGCCGCCGTGCGCACGATCACAGTCAAAGCGACCAGCGAGTCGGAGAACACCGTCGGCGACACCAGCGCCAGCCGTAGCGCCATGGATCAGATCGAGGCACGCAGCAAAGAAACGCTGCCGGCGGCCCTGCTATTCAGCACCATTCCGTTCGAAGGGCTGACAGAGCAGCAGATCAACTTGCGGATTTCCGTGATCACCAGCGGCTCAGTGCCAGCGCTCAAGCTGCGCTGGGTCGGTGAAGAGGTCCAGCGCGAAGACATCGCACAGGAGTTCAAAACGGTGCTTCAGCAGCAGATTGGTGACAACGCTAGCTTAGTGCTGGGCGCGTTCGATCCAAAATAAATCTGGCAAGGTGATCCTGCTGGTTGCTCAGCAGGAACTTTTGTATGAGAACCGCAGATGCTAACTACAGGCCGAGGTACTCCAGCTCTGTGTCGATAATTTGCTCGGATTTACGCATCGAGATCGTGGCGTAGTTGTAGTTGATGTAGAAGTCATCACGCGTCAGGCTCGAGCCACCCTCGTGAAATTTCTTGCATCGAGCGAGGGCAATTGCAATCAAACCATTATCCATTACGTTGTTGAGTACCTCGGTACCTTCTTTCCCGGCGATTACGCCAGATAGTTCAGCAACCTCGGCGAGCTTCGTTACTACAGCTGAAAGACCGATTGAGTCGGTCTCTCCGATTTTGCTCCACAGATGGTCAACAACTGGCTTTTTCAATTCTTTCTCCTTGTCCCGGCTCCGTGCCGGGTCACTTATTCAACCCCACCCTCGATCAAATTGCCACCACCGGTCACGGAGGGAGGCACCTGCATGGAGAAAGCCATGTTTGAAGCTACCGAAAAGCAGCTAGGCCTGCTTTGGCACACCTTGGGGCTTCGCCCAGATGATGGTCGCCATCGCGAGATCAGCCGCAACTACTTCCTGACCAGCCCGGGCTACGACGACGCGAACGCCCTCGACGCGCTGGTTGAAGCGGGCCTGATGCGTCGCGGCAAGGCACCGGCTTTCTGCGCTGACGATGAGGTGGTCTATCGCGCGACCGACGAGGGCGAGTTGTTTGCTTTGCGCAAGATGCCGCCGTTGCCGCCTCCGCCCAAACGCACCAAGTTTGATGCCTATCTTGATGAGTGCGAATGCTACGACGGGTTCGCCCACTTCCTCGGCATCAATCAGCCGAAGTTCCAGCAACGTGGCGAGTGGGGGAAATGGGAATACAGAATGGTGCGCTACCCGCGTGGCAGCGCTTATCGCCATTCCAGATCTACTTACTGGTCGCCATACGAACAGCTAGAAATCGCTGGTGAGTGGGCTCCAACGATGGAGTCGGCCAAGGCAAGCTACAAAGTCGCGCTCAAGGAGTTTCGTCAGCGACCGCGCCAATCCTTACACGATTACGACCGAGCCTACCTGGCTTGACCAGCCTTTTATTTGAGAACCAATTCACCATCGATAGTGGCTTCGACCAGTTTTTCATCGATGAATTTACTGGCAGCCGCATGCGCCTCGTCGAGCGATCTGAAGGTTTGTTCGCTCAATACGCGGTGCACAATCACCGCAGACTCTTCATTTCGAGTGTGCAAGCGCACTTCTGGGTAAGCCAACCCGCCATCCTGAGTTGCTTCAGGCAAGGCAATAAAGTGTTCGAGAGATTTACCAGCCATTTCCAGCTCCGATCCAATTTTTGAGCTGAACAAATACCCCACTTCAACGAATCACGCCAGCCGGCGAGGCTCTCGGCCTATTGGTTGGTGATTAGCTCTCGCTCCTGCATGTGCAACTGTGCAGCCGTTTTGTATAGAACAGTGGGAACTGGCTGTTTAGCAGGTGATGCGGAGTTAACCAACGCGATTACTGCTACCACCAGGCTCAAAGATGCGATACCGGCGCCAATGATTGCCACTAAGGTGTTCAACCCTGGGTTCGAATTCCAATAGTCAACAAAATTTTGCCACCTGCCTTTTGACGCATGGTCATAGCCTTTCTCAGTAAGGTGGTATCTCAGCGGTTCACCCTTCCTCAAATAACCCCTGGCTTCCAGCTCCTGGAAATTTTCGACCAGCAGCGGCTTTGCGACATTCCCCTTTTCTTCGTACAGGTCAGGAACTCGCATCGCGAAAAGCTCGTGTGCAGTAAGTGCGACGGTAAAGTAATTGAGGTTACGAATGCCGGGGCCGTGCTTCTCCAGGTACATGTTGTAGATCACGCTGAGAAGCCTTTGAGGCATTTCCTTGGGGATTTTTCCGGTGAACATTCTGAGCTCCAAAATAATCGCCCAAGCGTAATCCTATCGATCTAATTTCGCCATCTCGCGAGGTATCCCCGTGCCCACAGAAAACAAACCGGCCGAGCCGTTCCAGCGGGAAGCCCGCTACATCGTCATCAAGCGCAGCGACGTCAACAACTTCTGGCGTGACGATGTGCGAGAGCAATTCTTGGCGGCGCTTCAGCGCCTGAACGAACATCACGTACGCATCCCGCAACGCCAGTACCTGGTGATTGAGAGCGACTGGCCCGAATACGAGTCGGCCTGGTACATGATCGAGCGGCGTGTAAACGGTGTCACTGGCAGGATTCCTGAGGTGGTCGCAGTGATCAATGAGGAAGGCGAGCACTTCAAGGAAACAGTTGTTGAGCATCGGCCGGGAATTGACCGGCTTCCCGTAGGAGCTGGGCTGGTAGACCTTGCCCATGTCAACCGGTTACAGGGCGAGCGTGACGCCCTACAGCTGCGCCTGAACGCAGCGGATCAGCGGATTGATGAGCTGACCATCCCAGATGGCTACTGCGTCATGCCCACAAGGCTGACTGCCGAGAACGGCGCCAAAGCTCTGCTGCTTGGTGAGTTCAAGCTGGAAGTCACGTCCGAATGCCCTGATTGCCGCGATCTGGATGAGCCTTCAGAGGGTTGTGAGATTTGCGACGGCGAGGGGGAATACGGGCAGCAGCACATGATCCCATGGGATCAAATCAAATTCATCTACAGCGAGGCCGTGAAGGGCCTGGCGAAAAACCCGAACACCCCGCTGTAAATGCCTCCCCCTTCAAAGTCAGCCGCTATAGCGGCGAGAGCCAACAACATCCTCTATCAAGCTTGGCCTATGCGGTGGGACGGAGCGAGCTATTCCTGAATAAATTGTGTTACACCCGCCTGTGTCAGTGGGTGTCTTGCGGGAACCAAGTGCTGCGGAAAACTGGAACCCAGCTGCTCTACCTCGAATATCTATCTCGAATACCGTGTTATATTTC